AACTAAGAGTGAAGGAAAGAAATAACAAAAGATATGAAAGGAGTTGCACACTATAAGAAAGATGGTACGCTTTACAAGGGTACTAACACACATAAAGACGCTAAAGGAAAGCTAATGAGTGGTAAAACACATACTTCTGGCAGTAGCTATCTATTTCACGCTAAAGAGCTGTCAAAGACAGTGCAAAAGAAACTAAAAAAGAAATAATATGGCAATAAATTACACATATCCAGTAAAGACCTCACCAGCCAGTTCTGATGACATACTAATAATAGATAACGCTGACTCTAGCAAGGCTACAAAAAGAATTAAAATATCTACCCTACCTATTAGTGGTAGTGGTGGTGGAACAGTAACAGATGTTACAGCAAGTTTACCACTAGCATCGACAGGAGGTGCTACTCCAGCTATCAGCTTAGGGGGCTTATCAACATTAGGAAATAGTAGTCAGATTATGGCTATAAATAGTGCGGGTACAGGATTAGAGTATGTGCCTCAGCAAGTTGTTGAGACAGTAGAGGCTAGTAGTCTTATAGCTAAAGGAGACCCCTTATATGTATCAGGTTTTAATAGTGGGAGTTCTATAGCTATTGTAGATAAAGCTGATGCGGCAGATCCTAATAAGATGCCAAGTGTTGGTATTGCATTAGACAATATAAGTTCAGGTGCTACCGGAGAAATGGCGGTTATTGGCGTTGCTAACTCAATTAATGTAAATGCAATACCCTCTATAGGCTCAAATCCATTAGTTAACGATGTTATATATGTGGCTTCTGGGGGAGGATTAACTTCTATAAAGCCTACAGGAACTAACTTAATTCAAAATGTAGCTATAGTACTAAAAGCAAGTGCTAGTGGTTCTTTACAGGTAACGGCAATTGGAAGGTCTAATGACCTACCTAACATACCACAAGGTAATGTTTGGTTAGGAGATTCTAACGGTGTACCTGCTGCTTTACCTATAGGAGTTAGCAATACTATACTAACCTCAAATGGTACTACAGCCTCTTGGTCTACTACCGCTTTATCTGGTTACCTACCATTAGCCGGTGGTGCAATGACAGGGCCTATAACCACTAACAGTACTTTTGATGGTGTAGATGTAGCAGCTAGAGATGCGGTATTGACAACCACAACTACTACAGCTAACGCTGCATTACCGTTAGCCGGTGGAACTATGACTGGGAATATAACCATGTCAGGTAGTACGTCTGTTGATGGAGGAGGGGGTTTAGCCACAATAAGTGATATGTACTCCGTAACAGGTAATCAAATTATTTCATCACAGGTTTCAATAGTTCCAGTAGCAACTACAGTTTGGGATACATTGACTGGAACTACACTTATTCTAGATGTTGCAGGATCAGGCACTACGGTTAGCACATTTTATGTAAGTAATTTATCAATAGGTGCGACAGCAACAATATTTTTAAATTCTACCTCAGGAAATTCAGTAGCCCCATCCGCATGGAGTTATTTAGTTGGTGGATCGCCACAAAGTGTAATATGGGCAGCAGGTGTAATTCCAACAACACCACCATCAGCAGCGGTTAGAAAAGATAAACTTACATTCACAAGTAATGGACTTGATGTTTACGGTGTAGTACACGAAGGATTTTTATAAACTTAAATAAAACAAACAAAATAATATAACATGTCAAATACAAGTAAAGGAATAGGTCAAGATAGATTAGTAGGTATATTCGGTAGTAAGTATTTAGTAGCCACTACTGCTCACACTTCTATTAATGCATATGCTTTCATAGTACAAGAAGATACCGTGATATCATTAATAGCAGGTGGAGATGCATCTACGGCATTAGTAAATATAGATTATATTGCTACTCAATCATTATCAGGTGTAACCTTAAAACAAGGAGCATTAATCACAGCACCGCAAGGAGAATTGTTTCAAAATATAACAATTACTTCGGGATCTGTAATCGCCTATAAATAATGCCGTTCTTTTCAGCATCGGGGATAAGCCCGTACAATAAGATAAGAGGGGGTGCTTCATCAGTTCCTCCAGCCTTTGAGTTTGGCAATGCTTTGCTTTTTGATGGGGTCGATGACCACGTTAATACTTTAGCTAATACATTTGACGATTTATTTTACAACGCATCAGATTTATATACTGCCTCTGGATGGTTTAACCCTACTTCTAGTGGGACTTATCCTATAATACTCACAACAAGTATAGCTGGAGAGTTCTTCTTAGAGTTAGATGTTACTGTTGGAACTGTTTATTGGAGAAATGGCGGGTCTATTAGAACGTACTCATCTACGGGGTGGACTCTTAATTCTTGGAATCATTACGCAATTGTAAAAACAGGTACAGGCGATAGTGGAGATTTGTATATTAATGGCGTTTTACAATCTTCTTATGGGGGTGTTTTAGCATCAACAAAAAGCACAACAACCCAAAATCTTATAATTGGGGCTTACTATAATTATGGTGCGCCATTTGAAGGTAAAATGGATGAGACTGCTATTTGGAATGGAACTGCTGCGACACAACAAAATATAACAGATTTATACAATGGAGGGAATGGAGCTTTAGCATCAAGCGTAATATCAAGCCCAACGGCATACTGGAGATTTAACGAAAGTGGAATAGCTACAACATTAAACGATGAGACATCAAATTTTGATGGCACATTATTTAATTTCCCAACAAAGGGAATGTGGGTACCTCATACATCTACTCCTTTTAAAATAACAATTGATACAACCCAATCGGGGTCGGCATCAGATACTTTTGTTTTGCCGTTTAGTTCAACAGGTAGTTATAATTGTATCGTAGATTGGGGAGATAGCACTACTAGCACAATTACGACATACAATGATGCAGCGTTAACTCATACTTATCCTGTCTCTGGGCCTTATCAAATATCAATAAGTAGAGCATTTGGCGGAATTAGCTTTGCGAATGGTGGAGATAAGTTAAAATTAACTTCCATTGACCAATGGGGTACAAATGTTTTTGCCTCTATGGCTAGTGCATTTCATGGCTGCGCAAATATGACTGGAAATTTTACTGATTATCCTAATTTAGGCACGATTAGCAGTTTAAGCAATACATTTAGAGGTTGCACATTGTTTAATGGAGATATTAGCTCTTGGGATGTTTCAAGTGTGACTGTTTTTAATACGATGTTTTATCAAGCAACAAATTTTAATAGTAATATAGATAGCTGGACTTTAAAAAGTACTGGTAATATCACGATGAACAATATGTTCCAATTTTGCACTAATTTTAATCAACCTCTGAACAGTTGGAATATTAGTAGAGTGGTGAGTTTTTATGAAACATTTGCTAATTGCCCATCGTTTAACCAGAACTTAAATAGTTGGGATGTCAGTAATGTAGCTACAATGTACAGAATGTTTTTGAGTTGTACAAATTTTGGGTTAAGCGGTATTGGTGGTGATATATCAAGTTGGACTCCAACTAGTTGCACAGTAATGGAAAGAATGCTCCAAAGTGCAACAAATTTCAATAGTGATATAAGCGGATGGGATGTGTCAAGCGTTACTAATATGAAAGTAATGCTTTACGCCACAACTGCTTTCGACCAAAATATAGGAAGCTGGAATGTAAGTAACGTAACTATTTTTAATGATTTTATGGGACTACAAACACCTTCTACATTCAGTGCAGCGAACTTAGATGCTATTTATAACGGATGGGATTCGAGGGCAGTTCAAACCCCAATTACTATAACTTTCGGAAGTGCAAAACACACATCAGCAAGTTCGGCAGCAAGAGCTAATTTAATTTCAAAAGGATGGACAATAACAGATGGGGGAATTTAAAATAAACATTATGATATTTTGGACGGAAGATATAGGGGACTTTAAACTAAGCACAGGAATGCACGTCATCCCAATTCCTTGCACATTAAAAGACAGTAGAGTTGGCTTTTATTTAGCTGATGATAAAAAAGATGTGGTTGAAAGTAAAGGGGTTACAACGGAAGAAATAACACATAGTGAAATAGTAGCGCCAAGCATCCTTTAATTTATATTTCAAAATTACCTTATTAAAATAAAAACATGAAATATTTACTATTTACAACAAAACCATAAGGCAGCCCAATAATCGGAAAGCATGATTATGTTGCACCAGTAGAATGCGTAGAAGGTTGGTTTGTTTCAATACAATTCAAACAGATATGTGTTGACTTTGGATGGACTAACTTCACAGAAGTCGCAGACATAACCCCGATAAAACCTGTAGTATAAGACTAACCAATAACCAAAAACAACAACTAGTATGGGAGAAGAGATTATAGCCGCATTAATGAATGGGGGAGCAGGACTTGGGGGAGGAGGAGTGCTAGGTGCTGTTCTTGCAAAATATCTTGTCAACAAAGCTGAAAGAGAAGTTAGGTCTATAAAGAAAGAGCTATCACAAAATAAGGATATGGATTCAGCAAGAGACACCGCAATACAATTACTTAAGCTAGACTTAGAAAACAGGAAAAGTCTTTTTAACAAATTAGAAAGACAGATAGAACATTTGTATGAAAAGGTAAATAAATAATAAAAGAAGTAACAATATATATATATACTAAATTTAACAAATAAAAAACAATTTAAAATGGGACAAGAAGTAATTAACTTAAACACGGTATTTAGCGGTTTCGATAGCGGAACAGACCTACAACCAAAGAACGCAAGAACAAACAATCAAGGTGTAAAAATTAATGACATCGCAGGATTTGTGCAAATTCAAGCGGCTGCACCAGCTACAACAACTGGATTAAAAGGTGATATGGTATATGCTTTGGCAGACCATAGAATATACGTTTGTGAAAACTCATTTGGAACTTTAGAAGTTAGTACTATATTAGCTGGGACTCCAAGTTCTGTAGCTAGTGCAACGGCTGGAACTTATACAGGTGTGGCCTTAACGGGTGGAACTGGAACTGGAGCTAAAGCTATTATTATAATGGCTGACCCAACAACAGTTACATCTATAACTATCAATGTTGAAGGTAAGGGTTATAAAACAGGGGATACGTTAGTTATTGCTGCTCAAACTGTAGGGGCATCATCAACTTCATTTACCATTCCTCTTGTAGCAGCAGACACAGCCTCTATTTGGTATAAAACAGCAGCTCTTACAGTATAAAACCTTATCTTCAGGTCAAAGAAGTAACAATTTAATCTAATTTAATTTAATATTTATGTCTGACGGAATCGTTAAGAATTTAAACTTCGGAGACGAAGGTAAAAATAAAGTGTTTGAAGGTGTATCAAAATTAACACGAGCCGTTAGCTCTACATTAGGGGCTAGCGGTAAATGTGTTATGCTTGAGGACGCATCTGGCAAACCACTAATAACAAAGGATGGTGTAACTGTAGCAAATTCAGTTATACTATTAGAACCTGTAGAAAACATGGGTGCAACGCTTCTAAAGGAAGCTGCTAGACAAACCGTAAAAGAAGCTGGCGATGGAACGACAACAGCTACGGTACTGGCACACTCTATTCTAAAGGAAGCTTTTAATACTAAAGATTACAACTCTAGAGAAATTAGGAATGGCATAAATTCTGCCGTTGAAAAGGTTGTATCTTACTTAGAAGCAGAGACTAAGTCTGTAGAAGGCTCTATGTTGAATCACGTTGCGACTATATCCTCAAACAACGATAAGTATCTAGGCGAAGTTATAGCCAGTACATTCGAGAAGGTTGGAGACAACGGAGTGGTTAGCATGGAAATATCTAACGATGAAAAAACAACCGCTGAAATTGTTGACGGAGCAACCTTAAACAAGGGCCTTAAAAGTATGCACTTTGTAAATAACAAAGAAAAGGGTACTTGCGAGTTAAACAATCCGTTAGTACTTATAGTAGAAGACAAGATACCTAACATAAGAAAGATACAAGGAATACTTGAGTACATAATTAAAGAGAAAGAGCAACTACTAATAATTGGTGACGCAGACGAACAGGTAATTACAGCATTGGCAATGAATGTTATGAAAGGTAACATTAAGGTTAATGTAGTTGACGCACCAGATTACGGTATAAACAGAAAGCAGATACTAGAGGACTTTGCTGCACTAACAGGAGCTAAGGTTATAAATGAAGAATTAGGAGACGATATGGATCTTATTGAATCGGGCTATCTAGGAACATGCTTAAAAGTAACTACAGACAATGAAGAAACTATCTTACAAACTGAAGGGATTAATGATGATGTTAAAGACCTCATCAAAAAAATTAAAAAGCAGCTTAAGGAAACTAGTATTCCATTTAAAAAGATTCAACTTGAAAAAAGGCTTTCAAGACTTGCGGGTAAAGTTGGTGTTATTAAAGTTGGTGCTAACTCGGAAGTAGAATTAAAAGAAAAGAGTGATAGGGTAGAGGATGCGATATGTGCAACCAAAGCCGCTATTAAAGAAGGTATCCTTCCAGGAGGAGGCATAGCCTTATTAAACGCTAGTGATAATATTAAACCTAAAGGTTTAGGTGAAGAGATACTATTAAAAGCTCTAAGAGCTCCATTTGATATTATAATGGAGAATGCTGGAATGCAAGACTTTGAGGCACCCACGGTTAAGGGAAGGGGGTACGATGTGGTTACAGGAAAAATGGTGAATATGATTAACGCAGGAATTGTTGACCCTTTACTCGTAACTAAAAGTGCTTTGAAGAATGCTGCCTCTGTGGCAAATACGATACTAGCTACTGATTGTGTAATTAATAACTTAAGAGCATGAAAGCAGTAGGTAAATACATATTGATAGAGCCGGCTAAAGAAAAAGAAGTTTCCACTAAAGGTGGGCTGCTGTTAGCTGAAAGTCATAGAGAAGATATAAGATACAGGGAGGCTAAGGTTAAAACCATAGGAACTCTGGTTCAGGGTATTGAAGATGGTGATATTATATATTACGATAGACACGCTGGATTTGATATGGAAGTTGATAAGACTATGTACAAGGTTATTAAAGAATCTGATGTTGTTGTAGTTTTATGAGAAAGTTAGAGGCCAGCGATGTACGAGACTTACACCTGTTAAAGCATTATCGAATAATACGACAATGGGCTTGCAAAAATAACGGGTTGAACAATGCAGATCTAGAATTATTAATATATCTAGATTGCGTTGGCCTTTTTAACAGACTTGATTTTATAGATGGGTCTTACGCTTATAGCTGGGATACCAGGAGGTGGTCTAAGTTAAAACAAAATGGGTGGATAAGTGTATTTTCAGCTAGAAATAGGACTACAGTAAGAGCTAATATATATAAAGTATCCTTTAAAGGGAAGCAGCTTATAAGTAGAATGTATAGGATTATGCTAGGCGAGGAGGATATACCTACAAGCAAGAAGCGAAATTCAATAATGAAGGGTAAGAGATATATAGATAAGGTTCTTATAAAATCAATAAAAAACGTGAACAACGATAAATCACTATAACAATAAACAGAAATAATAATGGGATACAAAACAAAATCAATGATTTATGCTAAATCATTAAAAGCAAACCTTAATCTTACAGGTGAAGAAGAAAAGAAAAAAGGAGAGAATACCATTTCTGTTTCAGGAATGACCGTTAAAAAGGGGAAAGAAGCGTTAACGAAGGCTGGAAAGCAAGCGGAAGACGAGGCAGAAAAAAGGTCTAATTCTTGGATTACTGAAGGAGCTCTTGGTAAAAATACTAAGACACAAGACAATTTCTTTGATGGAACTGGAGCTAAAGCACTTCCAGAAAGAGAGCCTGTTCAGGATTTTACAAGGATGATACCTAAAGCAATTCCCCAATTTCCAGAAAAAAGCCCTGGTAGTGATGAATTAATTAAAACTGGTAGCAAGAAGACTAAGGCAAAAGAAACTGGGTCTTATAGTGCAGGTACTAAATTACTAGATAAAACTGGTAAAAAAGTTGGTCAAGATGCTGGAGTATTATCTGGTCTTGCTAGTGGTAGTGCTGGGACTCAGGTAGGTACTGCAATAGGTATAATGGTAAACAAGATGGACAAAAGTCCAAGGTCGACTGCTAAGTTTGATTCCAAGATTAAAAAAGCCCAAGGAAGAGGAAATCTTGCTAAGGCCGCTAGATTAGAAAAAAGAGAAGCTGGTTATGCATATCGACAAGAAAAAAGAGCAACTAGAATTGACCCTACTTATAAAGGCAAAACAGATAACACAAAAGCGGAAAAGCTTAAAGCAGGTAAAATAAGAAGAGCGTCAATTAGTGAAGCAAGAAAAAAGGCTAGCAATGATTATTTTGCTGGAGAAGCTGATAAAGCAATTAAAAAAGGTAAAGAAACACCTACAGTAGTAACTAAAGTAGAAACACCTAAAGGGTCAACTAAAGGGTCAACTACAGGTACTAAA